GAAAGAATTAACAGTCAGGCAAAAAGAATGTTTAGAGACTATTCGTAAATATATAGCCGAGCATGGATACGCTCCTACAATGCGAGAATTAGCAGAGATACTTGGTGTATATATGAAATGCGCCTATGATCATGTAAGGACCTTAGAACGTAAAGGATACCTGCATAAGGTAGACGGATGCTCTAGGACAATGGTATTGCTAAAATGAATGATGAATTCGAATGTTTAAAATGTCATAAAATAATTGTGAAAACTGGCAATGATTTTTTATATGGAAAAGATCAGTTGAAAGGAATATGCCTAGACTGTTATGTTGATATAGAAATAGCGGAAAGGCTAAACAAGACATGAACACTGTAATATTTAAAACTATAGAACTATTAGATTTCTCATGCCTATGGGAATGCAGTGGATGTACAGCGAGATATGAATATAATAGGGAGACGCTTAATTTTAAGGTATGTCCTAATTGTGGAGCAAAGATAGAGCAGTTTGAAGACATGTTAGCCGAAACTGCCGGGGTATAGCGTTGACAAAAAGTTATACGTACACTATATAAAATAATGGAGTTTTATGGATACAGATAAACGACCATGCCAGCAAAAGACCGAGGTTTTTTCACGTGTAGTAGGGTTCTATCGGCCGGTACAGCAGTTTAATCCTGGCAAGAAAGAAGAATTTAAAAACAGGAAATCGTTTAAGGTGAATTAATATGAGTGAACAGATAAAATAATTGAAAAGGATTAAACCATGCCAGCCGGAAGACCAGTAGAGTACACGCCTGAAAGTGAAGAAAAAGAAGTTTTCGGGCTAAATGTGGATGATCTTAAAACAGATGAATGGGGAAAAGAAATAGATTTATTGTGTTATATTACAAATAATATTGATTTGTTTTGTAGAGATGTTTTGCTGGACAAGTTAATATCGTTTGAAACAGAGAAAGAAATTAAAAAAAAGTACAAGTTTGGTCCAAGAGGACAAAGAGTTGATTTATTTATTAATTGTGAAAGATCGGTATATATAATCGAATTAAAAAACCCAAAAAATATATCGGAGAATAGGGGAGCAATAGGGCAAATACTGGAATATGGGATGTATTTTCTTGACCCTAAAAAAGAGCTTATATTACTTACTACAAAATTTGATATTGAAACTGCTAGGATTATTAAATTTTACGATTTGCCTATAAGATATATTTATTTTGATAAGCATAAAAAGGCTGAATTTAAGGGGTTTGTTGATGAAAATAGGGCGTCCTAAACGTTGGGAAACAAGAGAGCAACTGATATCTGAAATAAACGAATATTTTGATAATACTCCATTTGAAGAGTATTCTGTTACCGGTCTATGTTTATATATAAATGCATCAAAACAACTTTTAATAGACTATGAAAATAGAGATGAGTTTAAAGATATAATTAAAGAGTCCAAGTTGATAGTTGAAAATTCATATGAATTATCACTTAGAAAACATGGCAGAACTGGTGATATATTTGCATTAAAGAACTTTGGTTGGTCAGATAAACAAGAAATTGACCATACAACTAAGGGACAGGCTATAAACGTATACTTTGGGGATGGGAAATGAACTATGGAATAAATGGCAACCCTTTTCCCGTTCGGCCTGAATTAACAACAGATATGATTGACGAAGCTGTCCATAAATACTTTTTAAGTTTAAACTATAAACAAAAAGGAACGTCTATTAAGTATAATATTGGCGGAAAGACATGGGAAATAGGGGAAGACTATAACGGAAAGCGTATGGTGTTTAAACGTAGTGGAGATGGTAAATGATATCTAAACAAATAAGGGGTGAATGAGCGATATATTAATATCCCCTGCCTTTGAGCCTTTCTTAAAAGACCATTACCGATATAAGATAGCATTTGGGGGAAGAGGTGGGGGGAAGAGTGAGAATATAGCTAGATGCCTGCTAGTTATGGCTATGCGTAGCCGGTTGCGGATAGCGTGTGTACGGGAAATACAGAAGTCAATCAGGCAGTCCGTGCATACGTTATTCAGCGACTTAATACGTAAATATGAGCTTGCTGATTTTCAAATAACAGAGAGAGAGATACGAAATATTAAAACCGGGAGCGAGTTCCTTTTTAGCGGATTACAAGATCATACGGCAGATTCGCTTAAATCCATGGCAAATATTGATATTGCATGGATTGAGGAAGGACAGTCCATCACAGAGAAAAGCCTTAATATATTTACGCCGACAATACGGAAAACGGGCAGTGAAATTTGGATTTCTTATAATCGTTATCTGTACAATGATGCTGTTCACACAATATTTAATAGCTATTTATCTGGAGAAGGTAATAAAAGAGAGTACAAAGAATATAGCTGGGTTGAATGGACAGGAAATAATGCTATAGGGATAAAGGTAAACTATGACGCTAATCCATGGTTTACCGAAGAAAATAGGATAGAATTAGAAAGCGATAAATCAAACAATCCAGAATTGTATAATTATAAATGGCTTGGCCATCCTTTAAGCATGGGCGATAACTGTTTTATACCGCTTAAATTGGTTCTGGAAGCACAAAAGAGGACTGTTGGCCACTGGCAGCATGTGTCTATAGGATGCGATCCGGCGCGGTATGGTGATGATGAGAGCGTTATATTCGTGCGCGATGGGTTTACGGTGTTGCCGGCTATAACGTTTCGTGGTGTAAATACGTCGCGATTAGCGGCTGAAATCATACGGATATGCCGGGAATACCATGCCAAAGGCTATACAAAGCGTATCATGGTCATGGTCGACGATACGGGGCTTGGCGCCGGCGTAACGGATCAGCTTGAAACGGCGCAAAACAGTGAAAAGGTTAAGCCAAATCCTGAATTCAATCTTGAAGTAATACCATTGGTAAATAATGGTGAGGCCAGTGATCCTGACTATAAGGATCTAGGTGCCGAATTATGGGGGAATGTTAAAAAGGCGATCGAAACAATAGCGTTGCCGGATGACCAGGAACTTATAGAGCAGTTAACTAACCGACGGTATATCATAGAGCCAGACGGGCGTATAAAGCTAGAGCGCAAAGATGATATGAAAAAGCGTGGTATACACTCCCCTGACCGGGCGGACGCGCTAGCCCTATGCCTATATGCTCCACAAAGCTATGATTTTAGCGACTTGCCAATAGAGCGTAGAGCAAAAGGTTGACAAACACCATTAAAAGAACTAAACTAATGAACAGTGCGGAATAAACTATACAGTTATTTATCTGAAATTTCTTCCCCTTTACGTGGTGTCAAAGGTACAAACTATCTTAAAAAGTCTTTCGACCGTTGTGCTAGCCTTGAACAACAACGCCGCGATCCTTCAGATTTACTAAATAAAAAGAATACAGACGTTCGGTTTTACGATACTATGATGCTGGATGATACTATATCCGGAACACATGAACTTTTAAAACAAGTAGTCTTATCTGTTAATGGTGCGGTTGAGCCGGTTGACGATAGCCCGGCCGCTGCTGAACAGGCTGAATTCCATAACGACTGGCTTTATCAATTAACTCCTAATATTTGGGATGCTATGGACAATGCGCTTGACGCTAAAATATATGGCTATAAATGTGCTGAAATTATTTGGGGAACAGATATAAACAAGTGGGTACCAAGTCAGTTTAAATTTAAACACTCATATCTATTTGACTTTGATTATGACGAATATGGCAATCTAAACGAAGTATTAATTGCCTATTATGTAGGCAATGACGGGAAGCTGGTCGGAGAAGACATAAGCAAAAAAATATTGATGATGATCTGGCCGTATGCTAAAGACGGTAACTATTATGGATCATCGATATTAGACAGTATTTATTTACAGTATTATCAGAAATATAACATAGAGCGATACTGGGCTACATATCTACAAAACTTTGGCATGCCGATTATCGAAATAAAATACGATTCGGACAATTTAAAATCTGATGAAAAAGATGATTTAAAAGATATGGCGGAAAACTGGCAGGACCAAATGTGGTTCCTTACGCCAGGGAAAAGGAACAAACAAACAGGCGAATTAAAGGGTAAATTTGAATTGGTAATGCATGAAGTAAAAGCTACAAGTACCGATGCTTATGAAAAAAACATTCGGTATCTTGACCAATGCATTAAACGCAAGATGTTGTTACCTGATAATGTTGGGTATACGACAACCGATACCGGTAGTTATGCTAAATCACAAACTGAATTAAGCGTGTTTGAAAAGGTCGTACGATATCACCATGGGAAGCTAGAAGACTGGCTGAATCCTTTAATCCGTCAGGTACATATATATAATTTTGGTGAGCAAGATGTATACCCGGAATGGAAGTTTGAAGAGATTGATAAGAACCTTACCGATACGATGCTGTCAACTCTTATTACTACCGGTATTGTCGATCCTGCCGAAAAATGGGTACGAAATTACATAGGCATACCTAGTTTGACCGAACAAGAACAGGCAGATATTGACGAAAAGAAAAAAGAACGTGGCAGTATTGGTAATGCCATAGATACGCCAGCATATAATGACGATGGATCAACGTCTCTAATTAAATCCGATACAGAGCAGAGTGACGCGCTAGGCGGCGCTACAAACGTGCAAGCAACCGCTTTGAATGGAGCGCAAGTACAAGCCTTGTTGATGCTGATTCAGGAAGTTGCGGATAAGCAATTGCCGATTGAAACGGGAAAAACTATTGTGCAGGCTGCATTCCCTCTGATAGACCCAGAATTGATTAATAAAATGTTTGCGTCTATTAAATCATTTAAACCAGCGCCAATAGAGACGCCTGCAGTTGCACAAGAAGTAAAAAAGCCTATTGATAAGCCAGAAGAAATGAAGGCCGGCAAAGTACCTTTTGATGCTGAAAAAGCTAAAAAAGAATTTTCAGCTTTAGAGAATGAATTTGTTGATGAATATGGCAAAATCATGGATATTAATTCAGAGCGTATAGTTAAATTTATACGCAAGAATTATGACCCTACTAAAAAGGATTACAAATGGATTGAGGCCTTATCGCTTACGACAATGCTTAAAAAGCTGTATGCAATTTATTTATCTAAGGTATATGTACAAGGTGTTGGTGATGCCTTACAGGAAACGATAAAGAGAGCAAACAAATCGATTAAACATAAAATGCTTTCGGAATTACATGAATATCAATTGACCGATGAAGATGAGTGGCTAGATAAGGATTATATTAAAAAGCACTTAAAAGAGTACGGCAGCCTTGGCGCGCTCACGCGTGAGCAAGCGGCTACGTTGCGCGGGTTAAAACAAAAGGCAGGATTAGCATCAGCAGATGATGAAGCGCGTATATTAAAAAATATATCGCTTGCTTTGCGTAAAGCCATAGATACCAGTAAACCATTACAAGATGTCGTACCGACAATTGAGGCGCTTTTACGAGATGATCGCAAACAGTACGCCTTAACTATAGCGCGTACCAATCAAAGCACGTCTTACAATGCCGGGCGGATGGATACATTCCGTAGCGATGCAGTAAGGCCGTATATCGAGGCATATCAATATCAGGCTATTATGGATGATGTTACTACTGATTTTTGCCGTGAACATGATGGGCAAATTATAAAGGCAGACGATCCGGATTTACAGCGTATAAACCCGCCTAATCATTTTAACTGTCGGTCCATTTTAGTGCCTATTTTTATTACCGATACAAATGAGACGGGGTCTTACTTTAACGACTATGAAAACAAATTTGACAAGTGGGGAACTGGCGTAACGGATGCTGGGCGTAATCCGGCAGAGGGGTTTAATTAATGGCTAAAGAACATATATCAGAATCTGGGGGCGGAGACTCGGCTGTAATTAGTGTCTTTTATCATGTTTATTGACAACTATACATAAAACGAGTATACATTAATATAGATATGGACAACCAGACAGACGGAAATAAAGAGCAATACAAATTAGATACTGTCAATCTAAAAGGTGTTGAAATATTTGAGGCTGGAAAGTGGAAGGGAACTGACTGGACGGAATCTGATATTGATGAACTTATTGAAAACCATAAGGCCGGAGTAATAGAGCCGTATTTAAATATTAATCATTCCGATAAGGCAAGCGATGAATTTAAAAACGCGCTGAAAGCTATGTCGTTGGGATTTGTCGAAGGGCTACGGCGCGAAGGGACAAAACTTGTTGCTGATTTTAAACAGGTTCCAAAAACTATAGGTGAATTGATCGAAGCTGGCGCTCTAAAGAAAAAGAGTGTTGAAGTTTTTAAGCGATATTATACGGCCGCTGGCCGAGAATATAAAAATGTCTTACAAGCGGTTACTTTCCATGGCGCTGATGGCGTCCCGGCGGTAAACACTTTGTCTGACTTTGTTGCTCTCTACAAAGGGGAAACTCTAAAAGAAAGCGAAAAAACTAATCATGAAATTGATGAGCGGTGCGAAGCGGAAACGTACCAAAACTCGGACAAAGAGGTAATTGGAATGGACCAATTGACTATTGATAAAGCCGAGTTCGACCGATTAAAGGCCTTAGAAGGGGAACTGCAAAAGTTTAAATCTTATGAGCCTGAATTGGAAAAACTCAAGGCTGAAAAACAAAACGTCGAAAGCGAACTGGAAAAATTGAAAGCCGATGTAGTGGCTAATCAAAAAGCTGCTATCGAATCTGAAGCTGCCGCATATGTTGCTTCACAAATTGAAGCTAAAAAAATTATGCCTGCATCTGCTGATTTGTACAAGTCTCAATATATCCAGTTTAAAAACGATGAAAAATTAATGGCGGCTTTTAAGGCTGACATTGAAACCCGTATGGAAATGTTGCCAGGGCAGTTGACTGATAATGGCGAAAGCGTTGCCAAGATTGATTATAAAAATGGCGATGAATTGAACGCTGCTATCGAAAAACGCATGGCGACGAAGAAAATTGATTTCAAGGCTGCGAGAGAAGAAGTTTTCGCGGAACTTGAAAAGGCAGGTATATAATGGCTATTGTAACAAGTTTGGGGCGGGATATTGATATCCTGACCTTAAATTACGAAGCCGACGGCGATCTATCAGGATTGCAGTATTGCGCAGTTATTGCGTCGGGTGCTAGTGATGCTCCGATGAAAGTAAAAGCTCCTACTGCGGCCGGTGCGCTCGCTGTTGGCATTTTGCAAAATGCTCCAACGGACGGATTGCAAGCCGAGGTGCGCGTTGAGGGTGTGTGTAAGGCGAAAGCCTATACCACGTTTAATAGCGGCGTGGAATTGCAAATTGCTGATACAACTGGACGTTTGACCACGGCCAGCACGGAAGATTATGTCGTTGCGATAGCGGAAGAGGCTTCCAGCGCAACTAATGCTTATGTTACTGTGCGGCTGGTTTCGCCGTATCAGAAGAACGCCTAAAGGGGGTACTAGATGGCTATTGCAAAATTAGAAGATAAAAGAATTGACCAGTACCTCACAAACTTTATTCGTAAAGAAGTTGAGGGTCAAGGGTGCGCTGACTTTATTGCTCCCCCTTTTAAAGTACTTCGTCCTAGTGACAAGTATTTAATTTATGGTAAAGAGAATTTACGGTACTATGACAATAAAATCGTCGGACGTGCCAAAGCTAAGGAAATTGACGTTCAAGCGACTGACGGATCGTATAGCTGCGAAGAATATGAAACAGGCTTTTTTGTTTCTGACCGTGCTATG